ATTGGTGATGTCAGGCATGGTTCGGATTTCCTTGTGCGGAAGGGACGGTGATGCCGGCGGGTCCTCGTGCGGTGAACCCGCCGGCGGAAAGCATCACGGCGCGGCCGGGGACTCCCAACCCGAACGCCGTTCAGCCTTCGTCGCGGCCGTCAGGCCGCGAACTTCATCAGCTTGATCGCGTCGTAATCGATCACGCCGCCGCCCACACGCTTGGTCGTGTAGAACTTGATGTAGGGCGTGGCGGTGAAGGGATCGCGCAGCACGCGGATGCCCAGGCGGTCCACGATCTGGTAGCCCTGGTTAAAGTCGCCGACTGCGAGGCTGAACGAGCCTGCCCCCAGTGCCGGCATGTCCTCGGCGCGGGTGATCGGGAGGCCGCCGAAGCTTTCTGGTGCGCCGATCATCAGGCTCGGCTGCCACAGGTAATCCCCGGTGGTCGACTTGAACTTGCGCATCTTGGTGATCACCGTGCGACGGGTGACGATGCGGGCGTTCTGCAGGTACTGGTTCCGCAGCAGGCCGATCAGGTCGAAGAGCTTGTCGGCCGGGAACGAGGCATCGGCGACGAAATCGCCGTCGGCGCCCGACTTCAGGTAACCGATCTTGCCCCAGGACACGCCCGAGCCGCTGTCCGCCGCCGTGGCGTAGCCACCGGCGAAGCCGCGGATCTTGTTGGCCGAGCCGTTGACGAACTCGCTGTTCTCGAAGCGGCCGAACTTGTCGCCGATCTTGCCCGAGAGCCACGCTTCCACGTCGATCGCCGCGTCGTCGAGCAGGTTCTGGGTGGCCTTGGGCTCGGTGTCGATGTTGAACACCGGGATTTCCCACTTGCCCAGCTGCGGCGTCTTGGTGTCGCCCGAAGTGCCGTGCTCGCCGGCGTAGCCCACGCCGGCCTCATCGCGGTCCTCGAGGCCTTCGAGCGAATTGCCCGAGATCGCCTGGACACTGGCGATCTGACGGATCGGCGAAGTTTCGAAGACCTTCTTGACGATCCGGCCCGAGGTGTCCTCCGGCACCAGGTAACCGCCATCGGGATCGGAGCCGACCTGCAGGGTCTTGACTTCCTCGGCGGTCAGAACGCGCTCGTTCTTGCGCAGGAATGCGCCATAGGCCGACTTGTATTCGTCGTAGCCCTTGGCATCGAGCGGGACGAACCCGAGCTTGCGCTCGGCGGCTTCGGCGGCAAGCTTCAGGTTGAAGCTCTTGAGTTCGACCTCGGCCACGGCGGCGTCGCCGGTGCCCTTGATCCCAAAGCGCTGGAACTTCAGCTCGAGCTCTTCGCGCTCCTTGCGCTCGGCAGCGATGGCAGCTTCGAACTGCTGCTTCGCTTCCGAACCATCATCGAGTGACTTCTCGATCTTGCTCAGACGCTCGATCAGGACAGGGTCGGAAACACCCTTCTTCAGCTCGGTGATCTGCTCGTCGTGCGACTTGCGGAACGCTTCGAACGCAGTGGCGATCTTCTCGATCGCGGCGCCGGGGTCACCCGGCACATCATTGGCATCCTTCTGCTCGAGCGCCAGCGAGCCGGCAAACGCGGCGGCCAGCAGGCCCAGCGAGCCGATCGAGCCGAATGCATGGCTGAAGCCGTGAACTCCGGACGTGGCTGCGAGCGCAGCATCCGGCACGAGCAGGACGAAACACGCCGTCGCCATGGCGGCGACAGCAATCAGGGACTTGTGCATGGAGGTTCTCCTCGAAGGATCAGATGCCGAGCGCGCGCAGCGCCCGAGTGGTCGCGTCAGCGAGACGCGCAGGGTCGCAATCACCACCCTCACGGTGGCCGAGTGCACCGAAGCCCTTGGCGAGGATCGCCTTGGCCTCGTTCGAAGAGAAGCCCGCCTCTCGCAAGGCCTTCTCGGCATCCCGCGGCCCCAGCCCTGCACCGGATTTCACAGATCCGATGAGGGCCTTGGGGTTGGCGGGAAACGTTACGAGCGACACCTCCATCAGCTCCACTTCCTGGAGCGTCCGGCGCGGCTCGTCGGGCTTGGTGCCCAAAGTGAATTTGCGGGCGCGATAACCGATCGACAGCCCATTCAGAGCTGGCCGCGGTGACATCTTCAGAAGCCCATACGCTTCATTCCCGCGCGGCGTGTCGGCCAGCTTGCCGGTGACCAGAAGGCCGTTGTCGTCCTCGGACAGCTCGGTCCAGATGCCGATCGGCGTCAGGTCCTCGGCCGACATGCCCCAACCGCCGTGCTGGAGCAGCATGGCGGGCCAGGAACCTGACTTCTTGGCATCAGTGAGGGTCTTCTTGAACGCGCCCTTGGTGATCACGTCGCCATAGCTGTCGACGTTGCCGAACACGGCGCCGTAGCCGGTGAACGTCTTTGCCTCGGCCCCGTCATCGGCCGCGAACTTGATCTCGCCGAAGCCGAACTCGGCCCGGCGGACGGGCCCGCCGTCCTTAATCTGCATCGACATTCTCCTGATTGGTGCGGCGAAAGGGGTTGGTTCCTGAAATGCACACCGGCGGGTGGTTGCCGCCCCAGCAATGGAACCAAACAACACCGGTCCGCTTTACTTTTTCCAGTTCTGCTTCGCTCAGCTGCCATTTGCTGATGACGTTCAGTTGGCCGTCCAGATCACGGTAACGATGGACTGGAAGACCGAGCACCGTTCCCGCTGCCGCGTCCTCCGGCGTCGGTGCGGTCAGCAGCACATTCGCCTGGGCAAAGCCGATTCCCTTGCCCATCTCAGTTCGCCGAGTTCGGGTCGGCCGACCCACCCGTGACCGGCGCGGTGTCCATGGCGCCGGTGCCGAGCTCCTCGGCGTGGCCACCGTAGGGATCGAGCTCTTCGAGGCCGCGGACCTCGTCCTGCGTCATCCACGGCCTGGTTCCGCCGGCACCCAGCGCCATCGAATAATATTTTGCCCGGTCGGCGGCCGCACCGCGCATCAGCGCCGCTGCCGAGAATTTGGTGTACAGGCCCGCGGCGCGCTCGGCCGACGTCAGGAGGTTCACGTCGGCCGAGTGCTCAAATCGCTCGTACCAGGGCATCAGCGTGTGGACGACGTGGGCGATCAGCATCTGTTCGACGCTGGCATACGTCGTCGTCTTCTCGTTCTGCCCGACCATCATCGGCATCACGCGGAAGGCGCGGCAGATCTCTTCGACCTGCAGCCTGCGCGTCGCGATGTGTTCGGCATCCACGCCGGACATCCCGGTATTCTGGAACTTGGCCCCGCGATCCAGGAGCGCGGTCTTGCCTGCCCGCTCACCGCCCTGGGCGTACTTCTGCAGCCATTTGTCGAGGTCTTCGAACTGCTTGGGCGTAAGCGGCCCTTCGACCGAATAGAAGCCCGACACCCGAGCGCCGTTGCGATGAAAATCCGCGTGTGCGGACTCGGTGGCCATGGCCAACCCGATCGCTTCGCGGGCCAGTTTGGTGGCATCGAGCCCCATCCACACGTTCCACGACGGGCCGCGCAGGTGCCACATGTCCTGGGCCGCGATTTCGATCTCGGCCATGAACGGCGGCGTGTAATAATACCGCAGGGACCCGTCCGCCTGGAGCATCACGCGGACCCGCTGCGGCTCCAGCAGTTCGAGCGAAGCAAGCCGCCGGGCAATTCCGACGCGCAGCTTGCGGACGAAGGCATTCCCCGTCAGCACGACGTGCATCGCCATGGTTTCACGCCATTCGAAGCTGGTCTGCGTGCCGTTGGGCGAGCGGTAGATCAGGTCATAGACCGGGTGGTCCGTCGCTTCGATCCGGGTGGCGCCGGCTCGGTACAGCTTGAACGGCACTTGGGCGATGCCGTCGGCGATCACCCGCGCGCAGGCCAGAACGGTCGAGACCTGGAGGGCCGAGTCCCAGCTGACATTGGCGCCGGACCCGGCTCGCTGCCCGGCACGGATCATGCCGGCGAGCTCGATGCTCGTCATTTTGGCTTCCGACGGCTCGACATAGATGCCGAGTGCCCCCGCCAGGCGCGCCAGCATGCTCATGCGGCAGATTCCCAGAAGGACCGGCCGCCGGACGCGACGGGTCCCTTCTCCA